TTTTTACTTATCGCTACCGCTTTTTCAATTCTCGCCCCCAGAGGAGGCGGTTTTATATTACTCTTCGAGCAACATAATAAAAAGACATTTTGCAATATTTACAAAATGTCGTGAGTTTTCATTTGGCAAAGATGAACCATTTTAATACAAGGTTGCACACCCCTAGAATGTTTTGAACACCCTAAAGGTATTTTGAACACCCCCTTTATTGAGTCGTTCTATTTAAATACAAGCAAAAGTCAGTCTGCTCTCGATTTAAATGATTAACTATTCTTTGACGAATATTATAGTATTCATCATTGATTATAAAACCATCTTGTAGTAACCCACCAACAATGGCTATCTTCGAATAGCAGATTTCTAAGTTTTTAACTTTTGCTTTTAAGTTCACAACATCAATGCCTAATTCATTAATCTTAGCCACTGCTAAATCATAATCATGAATTATCACTGCATTCTCGATTTCAGCGATCAGAGTTTTATTACCCATATTATTCATTTGTTTCCATCCTTATTTATATATTATAAAGAGTCAATCAGCTTAGCTAATTTCTTTCTTTGTTCTGAATCTAACTCGTTAATCTTCTCTTTTAATGATTTTTTAGTGCTTTTTGTTTCTGGTGGAGTTGTTTTAGTTAAAATGATCTTACCATCTTCACATTCAACCTCTACATACTCACCTACTTCAAAGCCAGCAGTCTTTAACCATTGTCCTTTTAAAATGATGGTAGGAACTTGAGTATAATTTCCCCCACCCATTGATTGTTCATACACTTTTAATTTTCTGGCCATATACCTTCCCTTTCGTTAGTCTTGTTCATCGAACTCATCATGAAGTCCGAAGTAATCGCAAAGCATCAAATATGCTGCATATCTTTTAGCTTCCTTCTTTGAAGTAGCATAAGCTGTATGTCTCATTGACCAGCTTCTGATGTAGCATGTGCATTCCCACATCATTCTACCATCATTCATTTCGACCATCTCGTCTGGTTGATCGTATTCAGGAATAGAACATCTTCCGTGTTCTGCCATTTCCTTTAATGTATTGATGGCATTCTCTTCTTGAAACTTTTTTGGTCTTTCTTCTTCAGTATCAACGTCTGCTAGGAAGTTTTCAATCTGAAGCATGAATTCTACAGAGTTTTGTAATTCATCAGGATTCCAGTCACTATCAATTGCGATTGCTCCTAGAATTGATTCAAACAAATCAGCCTTAACTTTAGTTAGGTTTTCGGTGAATTTAGGATTATCTAAATCGCTATCACCTAAATACATATACTTGAAGAATCCTAACTTATCAATTCTATCTGCGAGTGTTTTGTTATTTACAATTTCTTTTTTTAGCTCGGTGAAGTCTCCTTCATTTTTATGAGCTACAATACAGAATTCGTCATTGTCATTTTCTTCATCATAATATTCTGATTGAGATTTAACAAAACCGAATCTATCCGCGATTACCTTTACGACATACATATCAAGTACTCTGTCGCCTAAGAATTCAAGAACCTCATTATTTTCTCCACCGAATTGTTTTGAATAAGAGCTTCTTGTGAAAGCCTGAAGCAATAGGTCTGTATTATCAAACCAATAGCTAATTTTTTGTTGGACCTCATCCAAGTGGTCACGTAAATTTTGAAATTTCATGTTTATTCCTCCTTTGTCCGAGGAATTAAAAAAGACTTACGCCGATATAGAATAAGCCCACTCCTAGCAGTAAGTACACTTATCTCTTTTGCAATAAGTCTTAATTTTATCAAAATAATTTTTGTAAGTTTACCTATCTAACATGCACCACTCGCATAATGCATTTTAGATAAATCCCGTTACTCAAATACTTTGAGGAAACTAATCCTTCCTTATCGGACGATTGAATTATATCACTTTTCTTTCATTTTGTCTACTTAATAGCCAAAAAACCAGCCTCTCGACTGGTATAAATTTTACTTTGTAATGTTATATCCATTTTTGAATTTAAAGGTTAAGGTTCCATTCTCATGCGCCACCGCTTCTTCAATAAGCGTCAACCAAATCTCATCAGACCATTCAAGGAGTACCCTATCCAATTCTTCCATCTTAACAACAATTGATTCTAGGTTCTTTTGACGAGCCTTCTTTAAAAGCAACTCATCACTTGCTTTTTCTAGTTCAGCTTTAGCTCTGTCATACCTATCTGTTAACGCTTGATATTTAGTTTCATAGTCGCCTTGATCCTGAATCTTTGATGCATTTTCCTGAACTAACTTTTCAACTAATCCTGCGACAATTTCAATTTCTGTGTTCGCATCATTTATTCGCTTTTCGATTTCAGTAACATCAGATAGCAAAGCTATAACTTCCTTAGTGTCATCAATAATTCTTTGTTTATCAGTCATCGCTTCATTGTAGGCGAGTATAAACTTTTGCTTAATTTCATCTACAGTGAAATGAGGAGTCTTGCATTGGCTGTGGCTTTTATCGTATTTTCCATTGCATTGGAATACATGCTTTTCATATGAGCTACCTTTGTGCCATACCTTTCTTCCATAAAAGGAACCGCAATGCTCACACCTGATTCTTGATGAAAATATGGTGTTTGCTGAATATGCTGCACCTACCCCCTCACGCTTTTTAATTTCCGCTTGGACTAGTTCCCAGTCTTCTCGACTAATGATAGCAGGGTGGTTGTTTTCTACATAGGCCTGTGCTACCTCACCATTATTTTTAACCGATTTATGTTCTAGGAAATCAGCAATGTAAGTCTTTTGAAGCAATGCATCCCCTTTGTACTTTTCGTTTGTAAGGATTGAGTCAATGTTATTGATTGTCCATTGCTTGCCTTTTCCACTTGGAGTTGGAACACCATTCTGGTTTAAGTAGTCAGCTATGGCTTTCCTTGTCTTCCCTTTTAAAAGATACATTTTGTAGATTAATTTTACTATTTCTGCTTGTTCTGGATTTATTACTATCTCACCATCGACTTTGTCATATCCAAGGAATGACGCATATGCGAATGACACCTTTCCATTTTGTACACCCCAGCGTTTACCCATCGTGACATTTTGAGAAATGCTTCTGCTTTCTTCTTGTGCTATTGATGCCATAATTGTAAGAATCAATTCGCTCTTTGGATCGGAGGTATCGAGATTTTCTTTTTCAAAAAGAACATAGACACCATTTGATTTCAATTCCCTTACGTACTTAATGGTATCTAAGGTGTTTCTTGCAAAACGGGATATAGACTTGGTAATGATATAATCGATTTTGCCATCAAGCGCATCCTTAATCATTCTGTTAAAGCCTTCTCTTCTTTTAGTGTTTGTACCAGTGATTCCTTCATCAGAATAGACATCAACATACTCCCAGTTTGGCTTTTCCTTTATATAAGATGAGTAGTAATTAACTTGAGCCTCGTAAGAAGTTGCTTGCTCTTCACTTTCAGTTGAAACACGAGCATAAGCCGCAACCTTTCTTTTTTTGATGGCACCATGCGCCATTTGCGTAATCGGATTTATCTTTTGAGGTATAATCGTTACTTTTCCCATATTATTCCTCCTTCCTCATAAGAGCTAGAGACTTTCTTCTAGCTTCTTTTTTCATTTCTTCAGTCCAGGAATCTCTTCTTGAAATGTCATTCCAGACTCTTTCCACAGTTTGTCCATCTTTAAGATGGTATAGGAGTTTGTTATTTTTCAACACCTCAATGAATTCAAGCTTGTCTTCAATAAGGTTCCTATCTAGTTCTTTGATGTTAAGAACCTCTAACGTGATTCTTGTTAATTCTGAATCAGGTACGCTTTTAGCATCGCATTCTGTTTTGCCGAAGTTTTGGTATATTGTGCATGACCATTTTTCCGTATATCTTGTTTTCTTGTGATTGTAACTCTTACCGCAGTTTCCGCATTTAACAAATCCCGTCAAAGGATAGGTGCGCACTTTGAAATTATCAAGTTTGAAATACTCTACTCTTTTTCTTCTAATTTCTAAAGCAGTGTAATATTCATCTCTTGTGATAATTGCTTCATGGTCATTTTCAACGAAGAACTGATCAAGCTCTCCATTATTAATCCTTTTCTTTTTCGTTAAATAGTTTTCGTGATATGTCTTTTGGAGCAATAAGTCGCCAGTATAATTGATATTAGCTATTATTTGCTGCAGCGATTGCTTATTCCATCTTTTTGCACGCATTGTTGGAACGCCTTCTTCGTTCAGGATTTTGCTAATCTTTTGAAATCCTAGCCCGCCAATATATAACTTGAATATTCTCTTTACTAGCTTTGCTTCGTCTGGAACAAGCACCATCTTTTTATTTATGATTCTATATCCGTAAGTATTGCTACCACCCCATATAAGGCCCTTTTCAAAATCTTTTCTAATTCGCCACTTTTGGTTTTCTGACACATTTCTAGCTTCTTCTTGAGCTACTGATGCAAGTAATGTAAGAACCATCTCGCCATCACTACTTATCGAATGAAGATTTTGTTCTTCAAAGAATACATCGACATTGAGACTCTTTAACTCTCTTACTGTTTCGAGCATCGTCATTGTGTTCCTTGCAAATCTCGATATTGCTTTAGTAAGAATTAGATCTATTTTTCCAAGTCTGCAATCATTAAGCATTCTTTGGAATTCATCTCTATCTTCCTTTGTTCCAGAAATTCCCTCATCTGCATAGATGCCAACGAACTCCCAATCGTCATGTGAACTAATATACTTATTGTAATAACTCACCTGAGCCGATAAAGAATGAAGCATTGCATCTTTTGCTGAAGAAACTCTAGCGTAAGCAGCAACTCTAGTTTTTCTTTTCAATTGCTGTAACACGTCTATTTGGATTATCTTCTTTTCCATGTTTGTCCTCCTTTTTGCCATACATATACATCGCTCTAAAACCATTAATTATCAAGTGATTAGGACGATGAATATCATCATCTTTGATACAATACTTTTTTGCTAAAAAAGACTCTGCTCTCATGTATTCATCTGGAGTGATTTGCTTACCGTCAAAGAGGCTAGTTATTGGCGCTAGCGAAGTCAAATACTTTTCTATATTAGTTAGTTTCATTAGCGTCACCTCTTCTTGATTTAAAGTAACATTCTCTAGAACAAAATGATGGATGTTGTGATTCATATCCAAAGAACGAGCGACCGCAATATTTGCACTTAAACTCTTTCGTTTTTGTGCTTTTTCTACCTTTTTGAATCCAGTTTAGTCTTCTGCAGTTATCATTACAAAACAACTTTTGTCTGTGTCCTGGTGTTTGAATTAACTTCTGACCGCATACCAAGCACCTATTGTATTTCTTATCAGTTTCTCTACGTAAAAATGTATTAATTGAGTTTTTAGATATTCCAGTAAGCTTAGCAATTTCGCCATAACTCTTCCCATCTTCTCTTAGTTTTAAAATGATTGTTTTTTCTTCATTTGTCATGGGTTCTAACCCTCCTTCAAGGGTATATGGCAGCGTATAGAGATTTTGCCAAAAAAAGTTAGAGAAATAAAAAAAAAGCCTCCAGGATGATTAGTCCCAGAGGCTGATTGATTATCTATTTTTTAAACAATTAATGCTTGCTTCAATTTGAATACTAATCCATTCATTGATGTCGCCATAATTATCTTCAATATACTTTTTAACGTCACCACCAAGTTGAGCCAACGCTAACCCCTTTGCTTTATTAAGGGCGATAATTTGGCTTTCTTTGGTAAATTTTCCCTCCGCCTTCAATGATTCAACATAGGTCTGAAAAACGCAACGTGTGGCGTTTGTGACGACTTCTGTGGCCTTTGTTAGCAATACCCTAGCTTTTTCGTCTTTAATCTTATTATTTAGGTATGAAGTAAGTCTAACACCTAAATAGCTAATTAAAGGAAGGATTACTGCTGTCACCACTACCGATAAAATATTAAGTAAAATCTCATTCATATTTTGCACCTCCTTATTTATGTGCTTGTTTATTGACGTACTCTTCTATGTCCTGGATAGCTTCAGTAACAGGGCCATTACATCCTTGTTCCTTTAAGCCTTTAAGACATGCTAATACACCTCTTGTTAGAATTGATTGTTCTTCCTTAATTGCTTTAATATCTGTGTCATTCTTTTCCCTTTTTAAAATCCAATTATGGAAAGAAAAAACAGCACCGAAGATGACTCCGAATGCTGTTATAACTGATGCAATTAATAATACTAATTGTGCT